CCTCCGGCGGAGGGTGCAGCGCGATCAGCGCCTCCCACTCCACCGGCGGCAACGCCCGCACCTCAACGGTGATCGGGTCGCCGCCCCCGACCGGCAGTTCGATCTGCTCGGTCGGGAGACGACGCGCCTCGAGCTGTTCCCACAGCGACAACGCCAGCCCCTTGTGTCCGATTAGGCCGGTATGACCACATTCTCGACCGGCACGCTGACCATCGAGACGTCGGCCCGGATCAGGGTGGCGTTGTCCATCGACCGCTCCTTCGCCAGGGTGTTGACCTGGATCGGGTAGATGTCCATCAGGCTGCCCGGGGTGTCCCCGTCATCCATGAAGATGATGAACCCGGTCGTCCCACGGGCCAGGAGGTCACGGGCGTCGTCACCGGCGCGGTCCGCGTACAGCGAGATGCTGGAGTCCTCGGCCTCGGTGCGACCAGGCAACTTACCCACGAACGACGTCAGGTCCGGGGTGTCGATCGTGGTCGCCGTGGTCGTGAACCCGGCCCACTCCGCAACCTCACCCGTCAGGTCCGTCCCCGCGTTGATCTCCGTGCGGGTCGGGACACCATTCGACGCGGCGATCGTCGGCACGTACACGATCTCAAGACCACCCAGAGCGGAAATCCGCTCCGACGCAACAAGCGGGGTAGCAGGCATCGGTCAGGACTCCGATCCGGCGTTGTCAGCCTTCTTCGACTTGGACGACTTGGAGACCTGCTTCCAGCCGCGGTCTTCCCAGTGCTTCACCGCCCCCGGCGCCACCTTGGCCGTCCCCTCGATGCCGGGGTGTTCGATCTCAACGAAGTCGGACGGGACCGCCCTCGGGCGGCTGAGATGCTGCTGTGCCACAGGGGCTCCTTGGTTCGGGATTTCGGGGGGCAGTGCAAGCAGCCCTGCCGCGGGGAGCACGGCAGGGCTGACGAATGAGGGGGGAGCTAGCGGCGGGAGCGGTACGCCCGCACCCGCACCGTGAACTCCACAACCGCCTTCACAGCGGACAGGCCTTCGGTGGCCCAGGTGAACGTCGTGGAGTCCACCCACGCTGTCTCCACGACCTTGTCCAGGTCGAGACCCGGGTTGGCTTGAAGAACGTCACGGACGATGTCGACCAGCGCGAACGCCTTCGTCATCCACGTCAACCGGTCGTCGTCACCCGACCAGGACAAGGCGACACACAGGACGTCGACGTCGTGGTTATCGGAGCCAGGGGTGCGGCGAAGCCCGCGGTCCTCCACCGGCCCAACAGGGACTGTGGCCAGGCCGATGCCGATGGCGTTGAACTCCTCGAACCGGCCCGGGTCGCCGAGGTCGACGCGGATCAACGCGTCCGGGTTCGACGGGGCGGCGGCCCTGCGGGCCTCAACCTCGGCCTGGACGAGCTGGAACAACTTCCCCACAACCTGGGGTACCGGGTGCGGGGTGGTCATGGCCGCGGCGGGGCCGGAGGGCCGAGGAGCTCGGCCAGGCGGACCTTCAGCGGCGCCGTACCCGCCGGGCCGGCGTCGGCCTCGAGCGCCACACCCGACGCGTAGCCGCGGGCGGCGTTCGCGGCGACCTCGACCCGCTGGGTGCGCCAATACTCGGCCAGCACGACCTTGACGGCGAGCTTCTCCGCCGCCGTGACCGAGGTGCGGCCAGCGACGTAGGTGAGGACGACGTCGCCGTAGAACGCCGACCCGGTGCCAGAGGTGATCGCCGGGAGCCGGGAATCGATCAGCACCGACTCGATATCCCAGACCGTCGTGCCACCGAACAACTCGGCCGAGACGATCTCCTTGACCGGGCGGTGCGTCGGCCACAACACCCCGCCGAACGCCCCGACCGTCTCCGTCACCTCAACATCCACGAGCTGCTCGTCGAGGTGGCGCTCGACCCGGGCGATCGCAGCCGGGATCATCCCTTCCAGCTCCTCGTCGTTCACCGACGAGCGCAGGTTGAGGAACGTCTTGGCCTCGTCCAGGTCGAGCACCTCGTCGACGCGCACGAGGGCCTCAGTCGCCCTTGTTGTCCGCAGCGCGGGACTTGTTGTGCGGCGACGGCGCCTTCTTCGCGTCCTCGCCGCGGGCGTGCCGCGACGACACCAGCTTCTCGTCGTCGGCGGGGTCCTTCACGTCACCGCTGTCCCACGGCGGCCGCGTGACGGGCTGCGGCTCCGCCTTCTTCACGTCACCGACCTTCTTCGCCGCGTCGCCATAGAGCTCCTTCGCCTCCTCGGCGGACAGCTTCACGGTCGCGGTGTGGTTGCGGTGCGGAACCTCGTAAATGCCAAGATCAGCCACGGCGGGCCTCCGAATCTCGGTAGGAATGTCGACCGGGTTGGCGCCACCCACGCCCGGTGCACAGGACGCATGCGGCACCCCGCACACCGGGCATGAGCGAGGAGCCATCAGGCGGTCAGGTCGACCTCGACGAAGGCCGACGGCTGAAGCACACCGAAGGCCGCGCGGAGCTCGGCAAGGATCGCCACCAGGTTCCGCACGAAGAAGTCCCCGTGACTGTCTGTCGTCGTGATGGTGGCCTGCTCCCTGTTCCAGAGCACCGCCTTCGTGAAGTCACCGACGTAAGCGGTGCCCTCCGGAACGGCCTCGGTCTCCACCACCGGGATCCCCCACAGGGTGGGGCTCGACGCGGCCGCGCCGGGGCCACCGAACAGGAACGCGCCGTCGGTGCCGTTCTCCCGCAGCAGCTGGATGTCGACCAGGTCGCCGGGGTTCAGCAGGATCCCGTTCGGCCGGGCCCGGCCGGTGGTGCGGACCTTCGCGCGGGCGCGGGCCAGCGTGGTGAGCACATCGGTGTCGAACGCCTGGGCCTGAACGCCGGAGACGTTGCCCAAGCCGTCGAAGTTCTCACCGGACCCATCACCGGCGATCATCTGGTCCTCGAGCTCCTCCTCCAGGCCGTACTCGAGGAACCCATCGATCAGCGTGATCATCTGGGCGGCGTCGGCGAGGGCCCGCTTAGTGACCGGGATCCAGTGCGCGATCGTCCGGACCGGGGTCGTGACCTTCGCGACCGCCAGACCCGACTCCGGCTTGTACCCGCCGCCCGCGGCCTGCACCAGCGGGCCGGTCGACGCGCTCTGCGTCGGCGCCGCCGACGTCGTGGCCTCAGCCACCGGCGCGGCGTTGTTCGTGATGCTGGTGACCCGGACGTACTCGATCGTGTCGCTAGTGGTGGTGCCGCTCGTCACGAGGTCACGCAGCGTCAGGGGCCGCTGGAACGGCTCCAGCCCCACCTGCAGACCCCGGTAATCGTTCTGCACGAACCCGCCGCCGGAGGTGTCCGACGCGCCGGTAACCAGGGCCTTCTGCCCGTGCGGGCGGACCAGGTTCTTGAACCCGACCGGGCTGGCCTGCACCCGGTGCTGCTTGGTGAACTGCCCGCCAGGGGCGGACGCCAGCAGCGACTGGTACTCCGCGGACTCGACATAGTGCTGGCCGACCGACTTGCGACCGTCGGGGACGATCAGCCCGGACGGGGTTCGGCGCTCGCCGCCGTCGTCGGCGAGGCCGATGCCGTCACCGAGGTCACCGATCGCCTTCTTGATCTCGGCGTCGGCCTTGGCCTGCTCCAGACGCTTCTTCACGTCCGTGGCCTTGCCGAGCAGTTCATTGAGCCGGCCGCGCTCGTCGTCGGTGTAGTCACGGCCCGCCTTCTCGGCAGCCTCCGCGATCTCCCGGGCGGCGAGGAGGTGACCCTTCATCTCCTCACCGAGACGCTTGCTGTGATCAGACATGGGGAGCCTGTCTCCTAGTACGTGTCTGCCTCGAGCTCGAGGAGCCAGAGGTCGAGTCGGGTGGGCAGACGCGGATCAGCGGCACCCCCGGCGGGCACGACGCTCTTGGTGTCCGGGGCGGCCTCGACGGCGACCTGGGACACGGGAGTGTCGGCGGGCTCGGTGGGCGTGGCCTTCTCGCTGCCACTGTCGGGTCCGTCGTCGACCTCCGAGGAGGCGAGGACCCGCTGGATGGTTTCCAGGGCCTCGGTGAGGGCCTGGTGGTTACGCCGCGACAGGACACGACCGGCCTTGAGGTCGGCGGTGATCTGCGCGGTCTTACCGGCGAGGTCGTCGGTGGCCTGGTCGGCGGCCGGCGTCTCGTCGGAGGTCTGGATGTCGCCGCTGGTCCCCGTGTGGACGTTCACGGTGACCGGCTGGTCATGCTTCACAGCGAGCACCGAGGTGGCCCGGTTCGCCCCGATGAGGCAGGGCCCCACCTCATGGAGGGTCAGGCGGTGCAGCTCCTGCACCCCTGCGGCCTTCTCCGACGGTCGGGCGTCGTCGATGTCGTAGGCGAAGCTCATGTTCCGAACACGGCCGCCCTTGAGGAGCTTGTGGACCTTCCGGCCCTTCGGCTCGTCCATGTCCAGCCTGCCTCGGACCCACAGGCCCTCAGCGCGCTCCTCAGCGGCCTCGACGTAGCCGATGTGACACTCCGGGTCGTCCGCCTTGTGCGACCAGATCACCGGGATCGGCGCGCCAGACCTCTCCCAGGCCTCAAGGGAGTCCTTGAAGGCGCCAGGAATGATCTGGTCACGCACGCTGTCGACGTCGTAGGTGGCGACGAAGGCCTCGAAAACGCCCTCGTCGGCCCCGTCGCCGACGGGCATGGCCTTGACCGTGGCCGGGCACGTCTTGACCTGCATGGACGCGTATCCCTTCGTGTGGCTGGCAAGCAGAAGGCCCCCCGATTCCGGACTCGGAGGGCCTCGCTCCTAGCCACCTGAAGCGGGTGGGCGACTAGGTGTAGCTATTCGACGGCGCGGAGCCGTGACGGTCCGCCCTCAACTGCGGGCGGTGCGGAGTCACGCGGCGAGGCCTGCCCGCCGGTGGTGACGTTCAACGGGGTAATCAGCTCGTCGCCGTCAGGGACCTGCGGGAGGTTCATCCGCGCCCGCGCCTCATTCCGGGTCATCCACGGCCCACCAACGCTGGTCTGGAGCTGGATGGCCTGCTCCTCAAACGAGCCGCGCATCTTCTCCTGGACGTTGAACTCCACATACAAGCCCGTGACGTCGGGGAAGTCCGGGATGAGCTGCAGCTCCAGCTCCTGCTGGATCATCTCCAGCCACGGCCCAAGACAGTCCTGATACAGGTGTTTGTGCTGCTCACGGATGTTCGAGTAGGTGGCGTGGTCCAGAATGCCGACCAGGGGCAGCGGCACGTGGTAGGCGGCCGCGACCTCCTCCCGGGTCAGCTTCCGGGACTCGATGTACTGCGCGTCCCGCGGGCTAGTGGCCACCGGCTGGTAGGTCATGCCGTCCTCAAGGATCGGGGTCCCCCCAGCCATCGCCCCGTTACCGCCGTACTGGACCTGCCACATCGCCCG